ATCCAGCTCTTACCAACTCCCCGAAACGCCTGTATCTGTAGTCGCTTGGGACCATTCTGCAAGTAATCTGCAATCGCATATTGTGCCCTCGTTGGTGAAGGTAGACCTAGCTCTGCCCACAATGCCTGTAGGAAGAGCTTAAAGTCTTGTTGTAATAAAACTAAGGAATTTTCCACTTATTTAGCTTCTCCTTTTCGTCTAATTTCTAGAGGGTTGATTAAGTTTCTTTTTAAAGCTTCATCTACCTCAGCAGTCATACTTCGGCCCGTTACCATATCTGTAGTAGTTATCAAGCCTTCAATAAGTTCATCGTTTAGTGCTTCATATTTTGGTATTATTTTTTTCAATACAGCAGCTCTAATAAAGTCTAAAGTATTTACTCCTACTGTACCACCGTCATCATAATCTCTAAGTGCTATTTCCATTTCTTCAACATAGTCATTTATAAAGGCAGCCTTTGCGTCAGCTGGTATTTTATTTGCTAACGCTCTTTGTGGATAAACAAAGTTAAGGAAACTTTCACGTAAGCCGTAGTCTGTACCTAATAGACGTCCTACAACTTTATCTGGATCAGATTTGTCAGCTCGAGATCTATTACCTACAAGAACTTGCTCAAGATCAACACCCTTTAATAAGTCATCAAATGATTGGTCATCTACCTCATTATATGTACTTCTAGCAATTTCTGGCTCTAAGCTACCTTTATAATCAGATAAGCTAGTTATGTTAGGGTCATCAAATATGTTTTTAGCTGCATAGACATGTCCTCTTTCAATAGCGGGTATTTTACTAAAACGTTGTATTCTTCTCATGTATGCTTTTGTTAGTGATGTTAAATCAGTTACTTGCATAACTTCTTTACCAGCTATCTCAACAGGTATAGATACTTTTTCTTGAATTATATTATCAAGAGTTTTAACTGTAATATTCTGATTTAACATAGCAGACAAGTCTTCAGCTATTTCCTGTGGGCTGCCAGTTCTAACTTTGTTTGGAGTTAAATCTTCTACAGTAAGATTACCAAGTTTTTTAACTCCTAATTTGCCGTTTATATATGCATCGTTTAAAAACGTTATAGTTTGACCTAATCTGTTTGACTTATTTTTATTTTCGTCATTTACAAGTTGTATATACTCATTAACCTTGTCTTTTGGTATCTCAGGGTGTTCTTTTAATATTGGGTCAAAATCTGTAACTTTAAGTTTACGTGTTACTTGGCCTCTTTTAAATGCGTTCTTTGGATCTACGTAAGGATTACCTTTTTGAATCCGATAATTTTTGTAAACATCCATCATCTGGTCATCTGTTTGACCTAATCGTGGATCGGCTGCAAAAGATTTAAAAATATTACCTTGACCTTGGTTTTCTAGAGCTTCACGTTCAGCTTTAGTATATTTTCTTCTCCGCCTTGCACCTACAGACGGTGAAAGAATCGGATCAGAACCACCTAGATTTCTCTGTCTTAAACCTTTTAATATTGCTGGTATGTCTTCAGCAAAATCAGCTGTAGTTTGAAAAATACCGCCTGTTAAACCTCCAAATACAGTTCCAGCAGCAAGTGTTCCAGCATCAGGAAGCTCTCCTGTATCTATTAAAGACTCGCTTGTAACTGCTGTTGCACCTATAGCACCACCTTTAGCAGTAGCTTTTGTTATAGATCCTCCTAGAGTTTTTGCGTTAACACCACCGGGTATAAGACTTAGACCAGATGCCGTAGCTAGTTCACCAAGACTAAATTCAGTACCACGTATTCTTTGTGCAAAATAATTAATAATACCACTACCAACTACATTAGACGCAGCATATAAAGCCCTAGCTCCCGGTATGGGAGCCACTAACAAGCCGGATGTAAGTTTATCTAAACCAATATTTAAACCAGTTTCAAACGCAATAGACTGAGCAAATTTTGGATTACCAAATTCATCTTCTTCTGCATCGTTCGGTATCATTTCACCAGTACGCATGTCAGTATCAGGAGCTGAAGTTCCTATAACCTGTTCTCCGCCTGTAAATACTTGACCGGGTGACCTAGTTAAAGTATTACCTTCACTATCGGTTTGTGTTCTTTTATTTCTTTTTTTAAACTGTTCCTGTCTCTTTTTCTTTTTACCTTCTTGAATCTGACGCTTTTTTAGTTCTTCATTGCCTTTTGTGTACTCATCATACTCTTTTTGACGACGTTGATTATAGGCATCTATGTCTGCTTGGGTTAATTCGTCTTCATTCATTTAATATGCGATAAGATAATTTGTTCTCGTTCAGTTATGCCGAATGTCGACCTCATCCAGTCCATCCAGTTTTGACTACCCTTGTCCTGATTACATCGTCGACACGAGGGAACAACATTCGTTGTAATATCTTCCCCACCCTTACATTTAGGATGTACATGGTCGATAGTAAGTTTGTGTAATTCATAAATTCCTCCACAATAAACGCATTGACAATTAAAGTGCTCTTTGATAGCTCTTCTCCAGAGCCTTTTTGATTCTGAACTTGTCATCGTTATTAAGTTGTGTAAATAGTAATCAGGTTTAGGTAGTAATGGGGTCATTTTTTAATTTTAAGTCTGCTTCGTCTGTTAATAGATGGCTTTTGTTTTCTGCCACGGGTCTTGCTACCCTTATAATGTGCGGCATCGAGGCCGTCACGGTTTCCATAAGTACCAAGTTTTCTATTAAGTTTGTTTGCATTGACTCTAATTGATAGACCTTTACGTGTTTTGTTGTATTTTCGCTGCTGTTTACGTCGTTTTGCAGCAGCTTTTGGATTCTTTTTGTAATACTCAGAAGTTTTTGCCATAGACCTTTCTCTTAACTAAGGATGGATCTACAGTAGGAATCATTTTGTTTAGCTTGTCTAAGGGACTACCCTCATAAGCAACGCCAGTGATGTCATTAGTTTTTAACCAATCACAAGCTGCTTTTAAATCCTGTGTTGTAGCTTCTCCACTCCGTATTCTTCGTAGAAAGTCCTCTGTAACAAGGTAGTGTAGCTCGTTAAAACTCTCTTCTTTTGCTTTTTTAGGTATTACCCTTACGCTGTCTGTCATAATAAGTTTTTCTTAACAAGTTCAGCTAACTTATCGTCAACTGTATTGTCTGTTGTTTTTACATATGCTTCTAGTAATTCTACTACAAGCTTTTTAACTGCATCTGTTTTCAGAAATGCAAATATTATTGGTTTGATTATTGTAATCATAGTGGTGTTTAGTGGTTTTTGAGTTGTTAATTTTTTGAATAGCTGTTTTTACTACAGCGTTCCATTCTGATTGAATAGAACTTACTTTGGCCATGACCATTTTTTATTATCTTTAGGTGGTTTTGCTTTGACTATAGGTACTATATCCTGACACATTTTAGCGTTAGGAGTGTTAGGTCTATACATAAACCCTTTTTTCATTAAGTCTGCACATTTATGTGCTCGTGTAATCTCAAACTCAAGCTTCATCTTCTCTTCGTACCTCTTTGCCATCTCTTTACATTGCTTATATCCTGACTTATCTAGAGGAACCATAAAGTTAACTTGGAACCCCCAGTTTTCTGCTATAGTATAACTACTAGGTTGCATATGCTCATCAAATGGTTTGCTGTGGTTGCCCATATAAAAAGGGCTAAACGTCATAGTAGACCCATTACATTGTATGTTTGGGCCATATACCTGACGTGATGATGCACCATTATTCTGAAACTGTACAGCTTGGTTAGTTACGTTACCGGTAGCAGCAGCTACAGGATT